CCACGGCTTGTGTTTGTACGAACAGTTGAGGGAGCTGTTCTTTGATTCTTTTTACTTCGTCTTCCGCCCCTATAACCGTCTGAGTGATTTCATCGTACTTGATAGAGTCGAGTTTAAGCAGAGGAGCAATGGCCTCAATCGCCTTAGCATCTTTAACGCCCATTTTTTCAAACTCTCTTTTAACCGCTCCGAGTTTGACTTGCGTTTGTAACTTCGTTTCATGCGAGGTGTACTTTTGTTTCCATTCTTCGACTTCCTGGAGTCTTCTCTCTGCAAGGGATTTGAAGTCTTCCTTTTCCCTAAGGCGAGCGTCTTCTGCTTCTTTAAGTTGTATTTCATATTCGTTTACCTTTCTCTTTTGCTCAGTCAGTGCGGCCATAGCGTTCTTTTTTTCATTGAGAACCTTGTCCACAAATTCGCGAGTATAGGTAACATTCTTTTCTTCGATTGGTGTTTCGTTTGTTTCTTCTTTTTCTGACATTGTGCCTCCACTGGTAGGTTTATTTTGAATTCGCAGCTCTTAATCTATCGCGAATCATTCTGGAAATCATACTATCAAGTATTTTAACTTCTGTATTGCTGAGTCCGAAAAAAGGACGTACCTTTTCCACTCTATCTAATAGCTCATGAAGTGTGAGACCCGAGGGATGACTACCTTGGGGAATAAAAACTTCAGCAATATTATTTTTAATGGAATATTCAATTGATTCCAAAAGCTCACCTGTAAATGTGAGGTTAGATTTATTTCCTGATGCAGGGAATGGTCCTGTAACTTTCCCCTTACGCCATTCTTTATAGCCGTCTGAAATCTTTTTAAGAGGTTCGTTTGTAGCTCCGCCTATTGCACGGTTGATTTTATTTAAACCCTTACCCGACTTTGTACGCTTGTAGATAGTATCGCGCATCCAGATAGCAACTTCCTCAAGGAAAGATTTATCTAGAACAGACGACATTATCTTTTCTAAATCCTTAGGTAACTGACTTATGTCTTTTGTGGCCATTAGATAGATAACTCCGTAAGTGTAAGCTTCGTAAGGTCGCGATAATCTTTTATGGATTCTTGAAAGATACGCTCTTCTTCTTTGGGCGGAAGTCCTAAGAAATCTCTCTTAGGTGCGCGTCCGTTCTTTCCGTACTTACCAGATACGTGACCCTGGGCTTTGTCTCGATTGTTCTGCCCTTCTAAAAATACGGTTACTTGATATTTAGAATAAGAAGACCGTAAGGACTCAAGCATTTCACCTGTAAGAGTTAAGTTAACTTCCTTATCTCCCCCATGATATATTTGGAATATTAAAGAATCTCGATAAGACTTAGAATACTTTCCAAGAGGCTTACCTTTCTTATCTATGTTCTCTTCCCTTGTTCGATTAACAATTTCATCCACAACCCGCTGAGAGTAGAGACGACGAAAGTCATACTCGGCAACTGTTCCACGAAGCGCATCTTGAACTTTACTATCTGGAATACTTCTTTTTAATATATCAAGCAGGTTCAGTTTGTACGTCGGATTCCACGCCATTGGCACCCTCATCCATTGTATCTATTTCAGTCCCATCAACTGCATCGACTAACGATTGACTTGTTTTAGTTTTCTCTTCTTCAATTTCTTCTGCGAGTTCTGCGCGTTGTTCCTTAGTTAACTGAGGATATAATTGAGAGAGTTCATAATCCATTGTGGAAAACCCAGCATCGTAGCGAGCTTTACTAATTTCGATCTGCTCCATTTCGCTGATCATAACTTTGGCTTGCATGAAGTAGATATCCATTTCGAACATCTGAGAGAATTCTTTATTGAATTCATCTTTAAGCATCCCGTTTTGTCTCCAGTACGGGATCATGTAAAAAGCTAATAGTTCCCAGAATTCTTTTTCTGCTTTTTCAAAGTAGGCTTGTTGATCTGCCTTGTCTTCAACTGAGTCGGCACTATCAATCATTTTAGAAATGCCCGATGCAACATCGTTGCTATCGAGATTCATTTTTAAAGCGCCAACGGAAAGATTCTTAGTCGTAAGAAGCACAGCAAGTAATGTTTTAACAAGCGAAACGACTTTATCCGTATCAACATCAGGTTTAATTTGTCCGATCGAAGGAGTCTGACCGTCAGGTCCGTACTGCATTGGAACTACAGAGTTAGGGTTAGATGGAACGACCCCGTCATATCCTACGGTATAGATCATGCTCCAGCTTTGATACTTCGTCGCAAAACAAATATCTGTAAGGAGTAGAGGAATAACAACTGCCATACGAACCAAGTCATCATCACTAATAGGATCAACTGTGTCGCTTGACTCATTAATATAAACAAATGGCATTTTCCCGTAAGGATTAATCCCGTCCGGATTTCGCATCTGTAACATTTCGTCAAAGATAACATCGCCCTTACCGTCTATTACGAAATGAGATTCGTTAGACCAAACAGCAAGGCGGATTTTTGACACGTTCTGATCATCGCGAAGTATCTTAACGATAACATCTGGGCGATTAGGTGTTAGGCGAGAATAAGAGAACACCTCATAAGTATGTCTTGGGAGGTTACGGACATCGGGACACCCATACTCATCAACAAAACATTCCATAAGATTGCGCTTAAATAGTTTGAAATAGCGATTGGCTTCCTTCATTCTTTGATTAAGCGACAACTCCTCAATGTATTCTTCCATGAGTTCCGAGTCAGAGTTGTTTTCGTCAACAACTTTACGTAACGGATTTTGCACGTAAATACCTGCAAGCTTTGAGATAATCTTTTGCGTGATGTTTATGGGAATAAGACGGGCGATTAACTCGTTTACAGTCTCGGGGGTTTTGAATTCCTTATAGATAGCCTTTTTAATGATCTCACAAGTCTTACCGTGATACATTAAATAGCGTTCGTAATCCTCAGTTCTTGAAAGTCGTCGTGCAGTGGAGCAAACATCTTCTGCAATTTCTTTTAAAAGTTCCCCTGTAAGTATCATCGCGCATAAGCTCCTCTAATTGGTCGTAGTAAAGTTGTAAGATAGAATAACATATAACCTGCCGCCGTTGTACAATGCTGGCTTGCGATCGAATCATCTTCAACATAGTTCCCACCCTTTTTAAGTTTGGTGAGTCTGAATCCTTCGTCTAACATCTCTGCTTCATTGTACACAAATAATCTTATTTGACCATTAGCGTTGAGGAAATGGGAATTAACCAAGTTGTGTCGGGTACGAACGGGCGGGTTAGATAGAGGGACAAGTATTTCAAACTCTACTTTTGTCTTGTTCTTGCGTTCATAGTTGGCAACGAATTGACGGATTAAATCGTAATCGGACTTAATGGAGCGCGTGTCTCGGGACTTACCAGAGGCATCCCCGAAGATTCTAAACTTATTTTGGTGCTCAAATAATCCATCGAAAGCCATCTCCTCAAGTATGTCGTTTGTTCTTGCGCCCTGTATGGCATACACTTTTTTAAAGTGAAATATACCGTCAATAAACTGCGAGACCGTAGCACTCATTGGCTTACCTTCTCCAATGTTAAAATCGTGACTGATATCTATTGGAAAGGCAGGGTTGAACTCCCATTTCTCATTTATGAAATTACGATCACGAATATAATTATAATAAACGCGCTCTTCATCTATCTCTGTCCATTGACCCTCTAACATTCTAAGTGCCATCTTTGGATCTAGGTTCTCTCGAAGTTGTTCAATGTAAGTGGCAGGAAGAAAAGGATTGTCTGCAGTTTTTGAATAGTATACGTGTCTATTCGCTGTAGGTTTTAATATGAAATGTTTATACGCCCAATGGGTAGGAGAGTCCGGATTGGTGGCAGCAATAACAAAGTTTTCTTTCACATGAGGGAGTCGACCTACACGCTGAATTGCCTCGAAGTAAAAACCTTTGTACTTATCGTCTGACTCTGTAAGCTCTTCAATAGCAATACCTGACAACGCCAAGGATCGAAACTGTTTAAAGTTTTTGTTATCCCAACTTCTCGATATAATCTCAGAGTTATTACTAAAGCGCCACTTTTGTGACACCTTAGAGAATTGATAATCTCTACCTTCGACGAGTGATTCATCAATATGATCTTGAATCATTTGAATCAGCGTATCTTTTAAATCCTTCATGACCTTTCGACCAATCATGACTTTTGCGCCAGGATTAAGAAGACAGTGAGTGACTATAATGTGCGCCATGAGAATCGACTTAGCAGAACCGATAGAGCCGCTTAGCAATACTTCATGCTTCCCTTTTGTATAATCGTAACCTAATCGAATATCTCGAAGCACCTTGTATTGAAAAGGAATAAGAGTCGGATCAAACTCCGATAAGTCCGGAGTGCTGTTCATTAATCCAACTTATAATTTAAGGTTATAGGTTTAGCAGCGTCGCCCGCATGTTCGACTTTA